AACTTTTAAAAGTGCTTTACAAGAGGCGTTGGATAATGGAGCGGTAGAAGGAATTGCAAAAGGTAATTCTAGAAGCGCATCATTTGAATTAAAGGCAGATATGACTATCGGTGCTGATTTTACTGGAGAGGTAATTCCGGCGGACAGAGTACCAGGCTATAAATTTGATCCAACGAGACCAGTTCACGTTAGACAATTACTTGCTACCGGTTCAACTCAATCTGATGTTGTAAGATATGTAAAAGAATCAGGATATTCTAATGGCGCTGCTGCAACTGCTGAGGGTGCAACTTTAGGACAGTCTGACTTTGATATGACTGCGGCTGATGCTAACGTAAGAAAAATCGGAACTTACTTCCGTATTTCTGAGGAAATGTTAGCTGATACGCCACAATTAACGTCTTACCTTTCTGCAAGAGCGCCTGAGAAACTTTTAGAAGTAGAGGATGCTCAAATATTAAGCGGAGACGGAACTGGTGCTAATTTAAGCGGAATCATTACTGATGCAGCTGACTTTGATACTTCTGCAAGTGGTGCATTTTATCAGTCTGTTGAATCTGCAAATGAGTTTGACGTTATAGTTGCTGCATTAAATCAATTATCATTATTGAATTATAGCGCTGACTGTATTATGTTAAATCCTACTGACTTTAACAAAATCTTATTGTTAAAAGATTCAACTAACAAATACTTGAAAGACCAAGTTTATAACGGATTACAACCTTCTTTTTCAGGAGTAAAAGTAATTCAAAATACTGCAATCGCTGCCGGAACTTTCTTAATTGGAAACTTTGGTATTGGTACTCAGTTATGGGTTAGACAAGGTGTAAATGTTGAGTTCTTTAGAGAGGATGGAACTAACGTAAGAGATGGTTTTGTAACTGTTAGAGTAAGCGAAAGAGTTGCTTTAACAAACTACTTACCAAATGCGTTTGTTAATGGATCTTTTGCAACTGCAATCGCAGCATTAGAGACTCCATAATAACTAAAATAATTTATTTTAAAGGGCCTGGATTAATTTTCAGGCCTTTTTTTATGCCCTTAATTTACAAGGGTTTACAAATAAAATGAAAAAAAAACTTTAAATAAAAGTGAAAATATTTTTTTAATTCCAAAAAAGGTTTTATCTTTGAGTATGGAAAGATACGAAGTACACATTGACAACAATTTATTTAAGGTTTACGACACTAAGACCGACAAGTACGTAACTAAGGGTTACAAATATTCAAGATACGCCCACAACATACAAGCAAATCTTGAATCTAAAGAAATGTATAATTAAAACAAAAACAAACAAAATGAAAAAATTACAAACATTAGTATTGATTTTAGCGCCTAGCTATTTTATCGTCAGATTATTAACCGGATTAATTTTTAATGTATAATGAGCAAACCAAAACACTACGACAATGGCGCAAACTATGACGTTATAGATATTGCAAACGATTACAATTTATCCTTTGCTAGAGGAAACGCCGTTAAATACATTGTAAGGGCGGGAGTAAAAAAACAAGACACAGAGATTGAGGATTTAGAAAAGGCGATTACTTGTTTAGAAAGAGAAATTAATTATCTAGAAAAAAAGAAGTTATGTGTATAGTTGACCACGAATTAAACGAGCATTTAGATTCTTTGGAGGAAAAGAGCGAATGTATGGAGTGCGGAGTTGATGTCCAACTAGGAAAACATTATTGTTGTTTTAGTTGCTTAAACGCCTCGAATAGATAGCGCCTAAACGCTTTCTAATGATTACTAACCTACGTTTTAACGTAGGTTTTTTTATTTTGCTATCTTTACAGATATGGATAGCAGTCAAATTGGATGTTTAGCTGAATATAAGTTTGCAACTACCGCAATGGAACAAGGCTTTTATGTTTCTTTTCCTTTATTGCATACCTCAAGATATGACTGCATCATTGAAACGCCAAAAGGGTTGTTTAAAGTACAAATCAAGTCAGTTAATAATCACAAAAATAGAACAAGAGTTTTTTTAAGAGATACAAAGAAAAACTCATACAATAAAAAAGACGTAGATTTTTTTGCTATTTATTACAGAGATAAGGACGGATTCTTTATTTTAAAAAATGACGGCAAACGAAAATCATTTGAATTAACATCGCCTAAATATTTAAAATTTTTTAATAACTTTGCAGAACTTTAAATGTTTTCAATTTTGTTTTCCAACGAAAAGGCGTCGCAAACTAATGTGGCGCTTTTTTTTTATCTTTACAAAAATATTCATAATATGAAACTAAAAATCAAACAATCCATTTTAAAAGGAGACAAGCGTTACAATGAAGGCGATGTTATAGAGTTAGACGCAAATACTGCTGATAACTGGATTAAAAAAGGTTTAGGATCTAAAATATCTAAAAAGAAAGAAAAGCAAACCTTTGAGACTAAAGAACTAAAGGTTGAATATAAAGAAATCAAATCAGATGAGACAAATTAAAATCAACGCAACAACCGGGAATGAAATATTAACGGCCCAAAATGTTAAAGACTACGCACGTATTGACACAAGCGCAGATGATAATTTAATTACTGCAATGATTTCTCAGGCTAGAATATGGTGCGAAAATTATATTTCAAGAGATATTGTTCCAAAAAATAGAACGTACTATCTTGACACAACCAACGGGTTGTTTGATTTACCTTTTGGCCCTGTTGCTAGTATTTCAGAGGTAACTATTGACGGAACGGCTACAACTGATTATGAAATACTTGGTTTAGATAATGAAACGATTGAACTAGATGGTGGCTCTGCCGAAAGAGTTAAAATAACTTATGTAACAAGCGGAATAAACGATGCTTTAGTAAAACAAGCGATGTTGCAACTTATATCAACGTATTATGATAATAGGGCAGATTTTACAACTGAGCAAAACGATGTCGCTGAAATACCAACATCAACAAGAAAGATTTTAACGTCTTATAAAACTATGTTTATTTAATGGATGCCGGAAAACTAGATTCTAAAATAACAATAAAGCGATTAGTTAAATCGCCTGATGAGTTTGGCGGGTTTACTTCTACTTTGTCAGAGGTTGCAACTGTATGGTGCAATTTAAAGCAGATTAGCGGAGATATAAGCGACAAACTAGGTAAAAGAACGCAAGACATTCAGATTGAAATAATGATGCGTAAAAATACCGCAGATTTAATTCAGTTAGGAGATATATTTACATTAGAGGGCGGTACAAAGAATTATCGTATAAATGAAAAGTATGAGTTTGATTTAGATTTTTATACTAAACTATTAGCAACAAAATCTGAATAGAATGGATATAAAAATAAATCAGTCAGATTTGGCCCAACTTAAAAAAAAGTTAGACAATTTAAGAACATTTGATAAAACAACGCTTTCAAATGAACTTGGAAAGACTGGTGCTGATATTTCGAGAATTGCAACAAAAGCTGCGCCGTCTGATTATGGTACATTAAGGCAATCAATAAGGTATCAAAAACAAGGCAAAACCGTTGAAGTTATAGCCGGAGCAAAATATGCGCCTTATGTAGAATTTGGAACGGGTGCTTTTGTAACTTTTGACGATATGCTAGAACTTGGAATACCAAAGAGTTATGCAGCACAGTTCAAAGGCGCTAAACCGGGTTATATGAAACCTCAGCCATTTTTCTTTGGCTCTGCTAGAATAGGTCTAAAAAAATTATTAACTCGTTTAAATGGCGAAATTAAAAAAGCAATAAAATAATATGTTAGAGGCGATTCACTATGTAAGGAAAGCAATTATTGCAAAATTAAACGGCAATGTTTTAATTAACAATATCGCCGTACCGGTTTACAATCGTATTCCAACGGATGCAACCTATCCATTAATTAGAGTTTATTCAGTTTCAACAGACGAAACAGACCAAAACCAACAATCATTCATAAGCGAAACAATAACACGAATAGAATGTATTTCAAAATTTTATTCAGATGATGGCGGACAATTAGATACAAATTTAATGGTGTCGCAATGCTTACAAAAACTTAGAACTAGGTCTGCAAACTATATTGATTTAGCACCAAACGGATTCAATGTTTATACAAGTGAAAACAACGGCGTAACTTATTTAGAGGATGATTTATCAGATTCAACTTATTTTAGAGGAATAATTGAATTATCAAATAAAATTCAGCAAACTGTTCCGGTAATTGTTTCATATACTGATCCTTTACAAAGCGAGTTGCAACTAGAATACAGAAACCAATATACAGATAGAATTGTAGCCGATGGAGGACAATACGAATCCATTGAATGTGCAACAGACGTATTATACAACCAATAAAATAATAAAAAAATGGCTAAAATAACCTATTCAGCAAAATTTGACAATGTAACCTCAGATTTACCGGCAATAAACAAAGTGACTGCTGCTGATATGAACGAAGTAAAAGATTCAGTAAATGCTTTGTATGATTCGCAAGGTGGTTGGGTTGATTATGAAGATTCAGCAACAACTACAACGCCTATAAATTTGACTGCAAATGTTTGGACAGATTTAACAAATGACAAGGCCGGAAGCGGAACAATAACAACATACAAGCCTAGTTTTGTAACTGGCGACTTGTGGAACTCAGCATCTAACTCATTAGATTTTTCTGAAGTTGAAGCCGGTAGAGTTATGATTGTTAGAAACGATTTCGATATAACCGCCGGAGCATCTAATACAAGACTTGACGCACGTTTATATTTTCCTGATACCGGTAAAAGTGTTGAATTTATGCACGATAATATTGCAAGTAATAATGATTTAGTAAGGTATTCAAGAACTACTCAATTATTTACGCATACAGATATTTTAACAAGTGGTTGTAAAATTCAAGTTAAAGTTGATAAATCAGGAGCAACGGCAACTGTTGAGAACTTTTTAATTACAGTTATATCACATTTCTAAAGTAAAACAATGAGACAAATAAACAAAATTATCATACATTGTAGTGCTACGCCTGAAAGTAGAAAAACAAGCGCCGAAGAAATAAAGAATTGGCATTTAGAAAGAGGTTTTTCAGATATTGGTTATCATTATATTGTACATTTAGACGGCTCAATTTCCTATGGTAGAAACATAGAAAAAATTGGCGCACATTCTAAAGGGCAAAATAAAATGTCAATAGGCGTTTGCTATATTGGAGGTTTAGACGAATGTTTGGACGCTAAAGATACTAGAACGCCACAACAAAAAGAAAGTCTTCTAATCTTGCTAAAAACACTAAAAAAATTACATTCTAAAGCGGTTATTTATGGCCATAGGGATTTTAGTGAAAAGGCTTGTCCGAGTTTTAATGCGTTTGACGAATATAAATTTATTGAGTAATGGCAAAGAAAAAATTTAAAGACACAAAAGTTGGTCAATTTATATTAAAAAAAATACCGGGTTTTGTTGGCGATATACTTCCACAAAAAGGAGTTTTAGGAGTTGTTAAAAACTTAATTGATAACGAGCCTGAACTGACAAGTCAGGACAAAATACAGTTGCATAATGAGCTGATTGAGTTATATGAGTTAGAAGTTGCGGACAGAGATTCGGCTAGAAAACGAGAGGTTGAAAAGGCTAAATCAGGAGGCTTTGATTTTATGTTTAATTTGACTGGTGTTATTGGATTAGGCGCCTTTGCTTTTATTATTTATGCGATTGTATATTTACAAATACCGGAATCTAACAAAGAAGTTTGGATTCATTTGATTGGAATTTGTGAAGGAATTGTCTTATCTATTTTCGGTTATTTCTTTGGCTCTGCGGTTAGAAAAAACAACTAACTAATAAAGTGTTTTAATTTTTGTATTTTTGTTTTTAAATTACAAAAATATGTCGTTAGCGGATAAAGCAAGTCTTTTACTCATACCAACGGGTTACAAATCACAAAAAGTTTATTCTATTTTTCCTACTGATGGAGTTGGGGATTTTAATTTTTCACGAAGTACTGTAGCCACAAGAATAGCAAAAAACGGATTAATAACAACTGTTGCTGCAAATCTGCCAAGACTCGAATATCCTTTGATTGATGGTGTTGTAAATGGATGCCCTAGTCTTATTTTAGAGCCAGAGAGTAGAAATATAGTTATTTATAGTCAAGAACTTACTGAATCAATATATGGTACTAGTAATGCAGTTATATTAGATAATAACGTAACATCTCCAGACGGAGCATTGAACGCATCAAGTATTACTGACTCAAATGGTGGTGGTACAAATGTTACTCAAATTTATTTACCTAACTTGTCAGTTGATACGTTATCTCAATACACTTATTCAATTTTTGCAAAAAAGAAAGGTTTAAGTTATATTAGTTTACGAGTAGCGCAATTTACAACCCCAACAACTAGCGATTGTTTTTTTGATTTAGAGAACGGAAGTATTATATCAACAGATGCTGGGTATGATTCTTCTAAAATAGAAGACTATGGTAATGGTTGGTATCGTTGTTCGGTAACTTTTACAACAGATGCAGTTGATACAGTTGGTAATTTAGTAGTTAGATTAAGTGAAGATGGAATAAATACTGCTAGTGTCCCACAAGATGGAACAAGTAGTGTTTATTTATGGGGATGGTCTTGTGAAAAGCAATCTTATCCAACAAGCTATATCCCAACTAACGGAGAAGCTAATGGTGTAACTCGTTCAGCAGAAACTTGCAACGGAGCGGGAGATGCAGCTACGTTTTCTGACTCAGAAGGTGTTTTGATGGCAGAGATTAGTTCTTTTAGTGAAATCGGAAGTAGTGGTTTAATATCTTTAAGTGATGGAACAAATAATAATAGAGTAACAATCGAGTTGGATGGAAATATAGTTAAAGGTAGACTTACACCCTCAATAGGTGTTTTAAATTCGTCAACAAACATAACAATTCCTAATAAAGTAGCATTAAAATATAAAGAAAATGATTTTGCTTTATGGGTTAATGGTTTTGAAGCAGCAACAAGTAATTCTGGTAATACTTTTTCTAATGGTACTTTAACAGAATTAGCGTTTGATAGAGGGGATGGAGCAGAAGATTTCTACGGAAAGACCAAACAAATACAATACTACAATTCAGCATTAACAGAAAGCGAACTAGAAAAAATAACGTCTTGGACATCTTTTACAGATATGGCACAAGCACAACAATATTCAATAATATAGATATGGCAAACACTTTAAAATTCGGAGCGGGTAATTGGGCAACAAAAGAAGGCTCTACCCTTGCCTATAATGATTCAAACTCAAATTTCAAGCCTCTGCCCTTCAATTTCTCAAGAGCATCAAAGGCTACTGTTGTAAATAAAGATGGTTTAATTGAAGAAGTAGGTAGTGGACAACCAAGAATAGATTTTTTAGGTAATACTAAAGGTGCTTTGTTGTTAGAGCCGAGTAGGAGTAATGTTTATACTCAAAGTAATTTATTTAGTTTTGGTGGCAATGTTACAAGTAATAATTCTTTAAGTCCAGATGGTACTTTAAATGCAA